CAAACCCTCCACCCCCTGTCAGGTGCTGATTGAACGCGGAGAAGAACCGAATAAGGTCGCCCGCACCAACAATCGGGAACTGCGGCGGTAGCGTGGTGCTGTTCGGTCCTCTGATGTAACTCCCTGAGAACGGCATGCTCACCCCGGAGTAGAGAATCGGCATCATGGTGAACGTGTGCCCGAACACCGTAATCGGCGTCGGCACCCCGAGCGTCACCGTGCCGTTCGCAATGAACGCCCCACCGAACGCGTATTGAAAGCGTGGCCCGACATAGACCACCACTCCGTTCGTGTTCAATTCCCATGCCAGCGCCACACCCATGCCATTCTTAGCACTACCGCTGACGCCGGAAGTGAATCGCGTGTAGTAGGGGACGAGGAAAAAGTTGGTCATGCCCGCTTCGGCCACGCCAAAGATGGACGATTCGAGTTGCTGCAAGCTGCCGGGGCTGTAGGCGTTGCCGCCTTGGCCGACCGGTGCGTTCGTGTCCGGAGCAGCGGGCAGCGACGGCACTTGCAGCGTCAGCGCCGTATCCAGAGCCAGCAATGGTGCTCGATTCCATGTTGTGGACAATTCCCGCATGAGTGCGGGTGATGGACCATCGGTGCGGGTCTGGGCGTGGAGCGGCGCGGCAATGAGCAGCGCCAGCGTGGCCGCGAAGGCCTTCAGTGCGTTTAGCTTGTTCATCTTACTTTCCTTTGGTTGTTGGTTTATTTCGGCTTGAGAGTATTGACCAGGGCCGCAGCAGGGTCAACCGGTTTCGGTTGTGGTGCTTTGATGTCCTTGAATGTTTCTATGGCCCGTTGCACATTCTGCTCCGGTGTCAATGTAGGATCATATTTGACGGTATCCGTTTCCTTCAACGCCTCCGGCTTATTTTGGTCCCACACTTCGCGCAGCCACACTGCTCCCGCGCCGGCTGCTGTAGCCACCACCGGGTTCGGTGTTGTTCCCATTGTCCACGCTGAGAGTTGGTCGAGCGCGTTGGCGATGAGAGGTGCTAGCACGGGCAACAGTTGCTTGGGAACTTTCTCTGCCCACTTACCTCCATACTTCTTGAACGCACCTATGATGAAAGGCACGAGCAACGCGAACACGCCCTGCCATTGCGGCGGGAAGATAACCGCCGTCCTGCCGTCGTGCCAATGTGAAATTTCGGGAACCCACGGCTGGATCACCTTGACCGGAGGCAGACTCACAACGCCGTTGCTCATATAGACCCACCCGGTCAATGCTCCGGTGGTGGCGTTCGTTGTAGCTGGCGCGTTGGTCTGCGCGGAGGCTGATACGGCGGCGGCGAGCAGGATGGTGAGGAATAGAGTTTTCATGGTTTATCTCCTAGTGAGTTGATAGGTGATTGTTGCCAGTAATCCCAAAGCCCTTTGAGCGCCGGGTGGAAGCCGTGCGCCAACATTTCCTGTTGCGCCTGTTGTTTGGTCCAGCCATCCCATCGCACGCGGTAGCATGCAACGAATAACCCGGTGCGATCCTGTCCGTGCTCGCAATGAATAAATGTTCCTTGCCTGTTTCCGTTCGCCGCAAGGATGTTATCAATCCAATCTGGAGGAATCGGCTTTAGTCCAAGTTGCATTGGAAGCGTGATTGGTGCTGTGAAGACCGTCATACCGAGCGCGTCTGCATCTTCGTCGCCGCCTTCGCTCAGGACATTCAGCTTCACGTCGTTGGTGACGCCAAGTTCCATCCGCAGATAGAACCATCCTTCCATGGTTGGTTGTCCGCCGCGATACACCCCCGGTTCAACAATGGCGAAATTCGGGATGCCGTGCGTCATTGGAGCGGAGCAGCCGAAGAGAAGCAGTAGGAGCGAGGCTGTGAGCAGGATGCGGAATTTCATAGGCTTTTCAATCGGTAGAATGTTTGCTTGCTTCTATTGGTTGCGTCAAGGAACCTCCACAACCCAGACGCGCCATTTGTCAGCACCGGCGTCACAGCGGACCACACCTTAAGGTCCGTGGACTCCAGCACCTGCCAGTTGTTAGTCGGCCACGTCGGCCACAGCAGTAGCGGCCAACCGTTCGTGGTGGTGATCGTCAATGTGCCGATGCGCGTGTCCAGCGGCAACGCAGCGGCGGCACTGTTCGTGCCATAGGTTGTTGTGCAGCAGACGCCTATGCTGTGCGAGGTTCCAATGGCAAGGTTTGTTTCCGTGAACGGAGGCGCTGCGGCTGGCCAGCGGTTCGTTCCGTCCTGCACCTGATACCCGGTCACCGCAGCGTTCGTGCTGATATTCCAAACCAAGAGAACGTTCGGTGATACCCACCATGAATTGGTCGGCGCGGGCGCGAGGGTCAACGCCACCGCCGCCATGCTCGCCTCCATGACCTGAGCGCCGTGAAGTTGCGGCTTCGGGCCATAAGTGACCGGCGCGGGTTTTGCGGCCGGAGCGGGTGGTGGTGTGGGCAGTGTCAGCGGCGACGGCTTCGACGGGGCTGCGGGTGCCCACTCGCCGCGCCCAGTGCAGACCCACAAGAGAAACAGAAGCACAACCACCCACAACACCAAGGGCGGACGCATGCTGGATGGATGGGGCGGAATCATGGCTTTTTCAACTCCCCATTGCGCCACTTGGCAAGTTCATCCTGATCCCGCTTGATCTGGTCATACTGGATTTCCCAGAGGATGTCCTGCCGATGACCCATCGCGTCCATCGCCTTGCTTTGCGCGGCATCGCGGTCCCGCGCAGCCTGATCCACCACAGCCAGCTTGTCGTCTATCTTTTCCTCCGATAGCTTGTATTCGCGTTGCAGCGTCACATCGAGCGACGCCGTCTCCTTGAGCAGGTCCGCCTCCATTTGCACCCGGTCGTCCTTCTGTTGCTGCTGCACCGAGGCGATGCTTGTCTTCATCGGCGACGTTACGAGGTCCAGCGCGGCCATGAGGAAAGCAAGAATCAGCGTCAGCAGGGTGAGCATGACGAGATAGTTCGGGCGCTGGATGCTGTCCAGCTTCTTGTTGATCGCGCCAAACCCTTCGTTTACGTTGTCCGACAAGTCGCCGATGCTCTTGGCCATGTTTGTGATCTCGGCGTCATGCCGGCTCACCGTCACCTCTACGCTCTCGGTCGGTTTAGTGTTGGCCATAAATTCACTTTTCGACGCGCCACCGCTTCGGCACCCGGAGCATCGTTGACGGCGGAACACCCGTTGATGGTGACAATTCCTTCTCATTCAAGTCCGGGTTTTGCCGCGCAATGAACTCGCGTAGCGCCCGCTCCGCATCCTTGTCGGTGCATTCTATCACCCAGCCTCCGCCGTTGTTGCGCTCGCGGGTCACGGCTGCTCCCTCCGATACAACGGTGGCCTTGTCGCCTGCTGCGCGTTGTCCACCGCCGCCTGAGCCGCCACCTGCTGCCGGAAATCCGACTCAGCTTCATCCGCTGCGAGCCGGTCCTGCTCCAGCCCGGTCGCGTCCGCCAAACGTCGTGCCGCCACCGCCAGCTTGCCGCGCACGAGGGACATATCGCGGTTGACCAGCTTATGAGTTGCCAGCGCGACAGCCTTGGTGTCGGTCACCGCCTGCACGGCCACGGCGTTCGCGTGATCCTGCTTACGCTCGCGGAGTTCGCTCGCATCCGCCGCCGCCTTGAGCCTGCTGCCGTTGCGCCACTGGAGGAAGCCGAGCGCGACGGCCACAAGGAGTCCCACCGCGTCTTTCACCATGTCGTATTGGAGTTCGGCGATCATTGTATCTGGACGCTGATTCCGACCGCCCCGCTCCACGCGGCGGACGTATTGTTGCTAACGCAGAAGCAGCCTAGATTCGTGATGCTCGCATTGGTAAACGTGTCCGCGAGGTCGGTGGATTCCCACGCCGTCAAGCTGCCGTTGCCGGTGAATGTCACGGTCATGCTTGGGCAGACTATTCCGTTAGTGACAAGGAACACGACCACGTTGCTGCCGCTCCCCATCGCGCCGGACGCCTTCATCCGCGCTACGAGGTTCGTTAGCAAACCGACACGACCGAGAGGTGACTGGACGTAGGAAACCGTGGTGCCGTTCGTGGTGCCGTTGAAGCTCACGTAATTGAGGCCGCTCGCGTAGGATGAATACGGCATTAGACCTCCAATGACAGTCGGTGGTATCGGCTGGTAGGTCTGATCCCCGCGAAGGAATGATTGGATGCTCGCAGTGCCAGTCCCGAGTGCCGCAGTCGGCACCTGGCCCGCGCCGGTCAGCGTCGTCGGCACAACTGCGGTCAGGTTCGCCCCGGTGATCGTCGGCGCGTTCGTCCATCCCACCGCGCCGTTTCCGACGTTCGCAAGAACCTGGCCGATGGTGCTCGTGTTTGTGGACAAGACTCCGGCGGTGCCAGCCTGTATGTTCGTCAGCCCGGAGCCGTTGCCGGTGAACAAAGCTGCCACTCCATTCGTAGGAATTAGTGTGACCAAAGCACAACCCAAAGCAGGAACGCTGATCGTGAAAGAACCACTCTGAGCCCCGTAATCCTTCTTCTCCCACACGCTGTAGGCATCATAATAGCCGTTCGTGCTCATGCCGGGTATGGTGGAGAAGTTCACCACAAGGTTGCTCGCATTGTTAGTTTCGTTCGCGAACATGACGGCTTCGGAACCCCCAGAAAGAGCGCGGGCAAAGCAACTGGTATTAGTGTATCCGTTGTCGAACACCATGACCGGCGGCGTCTGCAAAGGATCATTCGCAATTGCCAGCATCGCCGTGTTGGTGAATATCTGTAGTGCCTGAGTGCTCCAAGGAGTGTTCGTATGGACGTTAATCTCGATGAAGCTGAGAGTCATAAGGTTGGCCGACACTTGGAGTTGCGCCACGTTGGTTGTCGCAAGGCCAGACCCATTCGTTCCATCGTTCCATGCATTGTAGCCTCCCGGCCCATAGTGGCCCGGCCCACAAGTGGGATCGTAGTTGGTGAACGCCACACGAAAACGGTTCATTACCTGTACGGCTACGTTGGTTGGAGGCCCGGGCAGAATGCCGTTGCCGATGCCGAGCTGATCCACGTTGTAAACATTGATTGAGTCTCCAAGTTCCGGGATAGTCTGCCCCAAGTCGCCAACGAGCATCATCAGGCTCATCGGGGATAGCGGAGTGCTTCCGGCGTGAATTATCGGTCCCCAAAAGTTCCACGGATACGCTTGCGTGGGGAAGCTGGTCTGTGTTCGGTCCATGTCTGGCAACTGCATTGCGTTCTGAAGAATGCGGGCCATCTGCAAATACTGTGCCGGGCCTCCATCACCCCGGTCGGATGCGCGTAGGGAATTGCAGTGCAACTCATAGAGTTCGTCAACGTCCAATCTCGCCGTATTCGGCAGGATGCAAGGAGTGTTAAACCCGCTCGGTCCATTGAACACTCCATTCCAATCCACCGTCATTTTGTTGGTTATGATGGTGTCAAAATAAAGAAGTGCATCCCATCCAAAGCCGAAGGCCGTGAAATTAGTGTAAAGGTTGGTGCCGGAAGGCCACGTAGTCGTATTGATCTGCAAACGGCCATTGCCGTCGCGGGTGCTCTGGAAAAGGTTTCCGCTGTCCTGAACATCAATGATGACCGGCTGCGACAGCGCATTTGTGAAAAAACCTTGAATGCCGTTGGTTACAAGGCAATAAATCGTGTTTGTCAGGTCAATCTGCTTGGTGTTGTAATTGTCCCCAGTCCCCCCGGTCATAGACACGTAAAACGGAATGTGCGGCATCATCGCTCCAACCTGTGTTCGCGATGGCGGTAAGTCATAGGCCGCGCTCTCCCCCCCGCCGCCATAAGCGGTCTGGATCGAACGCGCCACCTGTCCAAACGGAGTCTGGTCATTGATATTCACACCGCTGGATAAATCCTGGCCGTAAACACTCAGCATGTTAGAAGGTTGATACACCCCACTGGATGAAAATTGTCCCATACACCATGCCGCTCCATCTCCGCCTGTCAAAGACGGGAATCCGGTATTAGTCCCATTCCACGCCATTGTGGACATCGTTGCATCGATGTTAAACACTTCTCCACCACCGCCTGTAACAAATACCCAACCACCAGCATCTTGATCGCCAACAGGAGGAATGGCTGCACCTTGTTGGTTGAACGTGCTGCTACCAGATAGAGGATACCAATTTAGCCACATGGTCCCAGATGTTCCTCCGCCTCCGGCGTTACCGTTGATGCGAAGCGATGCCGCGAGTTGTCGATTATTCACGTCAAGATTGGTAATGGCGTTCCCTTGAGCCGCCATGAAATTACCAGCCTGAGCGGTATTGGCGAAGTCCGAGCCGTTGTTGACCTTGAGCGCCGGAGCCGCTGCTCCATTCGTCGCCGCCTGAGCCGCTGCGTTCGCAGCGTTCGTCGCATCGCTCATGTGCGCCCACGTGCTCGCGTCCGGTGGCACGTTGTCGTCCCAGTAAACCAAGCCACCGTCCGTTACCACCGAGAACGCATTCCCTGCGTTGTCCCCGATTTCCAGCGACCCGTAGATCGAAAACGCATCGCCCCCAAAGAACTGAACAGACCCGTTCGTCATCGTGCCGTTGCCGAACAGGTTTGGAGCTTTGAGGATTGAATTGGTCAGGCTCGTCCCGATGCCATAGCCGTTCGTGATCGCGATGGAGTTTGTTGCGGATGAGATTGGCCCCAACAACGCATTGATCTGCGCCTGCGTGTAATAGTTGGTGGTAGGGTCCGGTGGCAGCGCCGCAGCATTGGTGTAGAGCGTCCATCCATCCACGGTCCCGCTCGTATTTGTCCCGACGTAGAGCGGAAACACCGTTCCCGGAAACCCGGAGAGCGACATGTTGTAGCTGCCGTATTGAATGTTGGTGAACCACGCGTAACCATTGGTGTCCGTGATGCGTGTAATCGGATTCTGACTGATGCCGATCTGCGTTCCATTTCCCAAGGTGACAATGCGCGGGTTCGGCGCCACCAACGTCAAGGTTTCCGTCATCCGATTCTGCGGTGAGATTCCAAGGTCGCCCACCGGAAAGTAAAGTGCGTTGGTATTCGGAGGGATTGTCTGCGCCACCGCTCCAGCGACCTGCATCAACAGAAATAGGATTGAGAAGAGCTTTCTCATGTCATGGTGCAGTGGTGGTGATGAAGCGGCCCTTGAATGTCATCCGAAAGGTGACCGCCCCACCCTCGACCGTGGGTTGCTGCATGTCGCAGAGCGCATACGGCAGATAGAGGATCTGTCCGCTTCCATACACCTCCTGAAACTGAATGTGATTCTGGATGTTGATGAACAGAGCCGGGACGTTGACCGATGCCAGCAGCGCCTTCCCTGCATCCGCCACGCCGGCGCTCGTATAGACCTTGCAGATTTCCAGGTCCACCTGCGACTTGGCGTTGCCGAGCGGCAATAGAATCGGTGAGGCCGCATTGTAAGCGTTTTCCTCCAGCACCGCCGCGCTGCTTTTGGGCGGGTAAGCCTTGATTGCGTCCCCGGCTGAGTCGTCCGCAAAAAGGACGTAGGACCCGCCTGCAATGACCGGTTTGTAGAATAGCTTCATTCATCACGCGTTTGCACCAATAAGGACTATCTCAAAGGCGACCGGATTGCTACCTCCATTTACCACATAGAGAATGTTGTTGGTGGTGGAAGTGCCAACCAATAACCCCGCGCTGCCGGTGCTGCCGCCGTCGCATCGCTCGAAATATCCCGGTAGATTATTGGTGCCAGAGTTCATCACCATGGATGCGGTGTTCGGTGTCAGAAGCGCGGTCCATTGCGCCGAACTACCCAAGGCTCCCACCGTCAGGTAGTCCGCTTCCGAATAGACGGCAAGAGCCTGCCCTGCGCCTGGTGATCCAATGACATAGGTTCCGAGCGTGAGGTCGAATGTTGCCCCGGTGCCGCCTCCGCCGCTTGCGGCCGGGCAGGCGCTGGTCGGTGGCGCAACCACATAGCTGCCGAGAACCGCAACCGAATTGACCGCCGTGACCGCATTGCCGGCCACCGTGACATTGAGTTGCGCCGGGATGGAAGCGATCATGGTCAGGTCAAGGCCGGCTCCGCTTCCCGTCCCGCCGGTGGGTGAATTATTGCTTGTGGTCGGATTTGCCGAGTAGGCTCCGCGGGTCAGAACCGCAAGAGTCAGGATTGCCCCACCGCTGACTGTGAGCACCTGAACCGTTGCTGCGGTGCCGGTTCCTCCTGCAATGGTCAACACATCCCCGACAACATAGCTCGACCCGCCACCACCGGAATGAATCACCACCGACCCAAGGTAGCTGCCCCCCGCGAGCGTGATGACCTGTGCGCCATTGGTGTATCCGCTCCCGCCACCTCCTGAATGCACCGTTGCAGAAGCGACATACTGACATCCAGTATTGCCGAGAATACGGATGACAATATCCTTGATGCTGGCGAAGTTGACCGCGTTCCCTAGCGCGTCCAATACCGTCGCGGTCAGCAGGTTCTGTGCGCCATTGTGAACATTGAACTTCCACGCTTCCGCCGGGCCAAGGATTTGCGTGAGGCTGTAGAACTGATTTCCCTTGTCTGCTCCGGTGCCTGAGGTGAGCGACGCACCAAGAAGCGTTTCCGTGTAGGCGGCGGTGGTGGTGCCGCCGAGCGGCAGCGGCTGCGACAGGTTCGCCGTGCCGGACCGGTTGATGGTTGCGATGAGGGTTTCAGCCATAAGATTACGAGCTAAAGATAAGCTGAGGTTGCGGAGCGCCGGAAGTAAAGGTTGTCTGCGTCACGAAACCAATCTCCCCGGTGCCGAGTTTCGCCCCACCGAACTCGAACCCGGTCCCCTTGATTTCGCAGTTGACCAAGGTGATCGTTTTGCTGCTTGGTCCATTAAGGATTAGGTTTGTTGCAGACCCATGCGCCATGAATTGGCCCTGGGTGTGGGCAAGGATGGTGGAGAGTTGCTGTGTATGCGTCGGGCCTGAGATCCGTCCCTTGATCATAAACCGAGCTGACGCCAGCTTGTAATGCACCGTGCGCTTCTGAATCGTGAGCACGTCGTATTTCACTTCCGGCACGAGTTGCCAGTAATCCTCCGCCACTGCTCCCGCCCATCCGGTCAAGGCTCCCCATGTCGAGGCGGTGTTCGCCATATACCATAGACCATTCACGAAGTCGCTGGTGGCGAAGTTACCACCGGGGTCTGAGGCATTGCCGGAGGTGTCGGCCTGACCCACCACCGGAGTTGCGGCCATGAGATAGGCGCTGACTCCGGGTGCCTTGGTTGCATCCCCGATACAGGTCACTTCCATTTGCTCATAGAGCGGCACACCGACGCCGAGCTTGAGCCCCGGATGTTTGGTGATTGCTCCACGAACGAAGGTGTAGCTGCGCAGGTCTTCGGTGAAGATTTCGACTGAAGCCAAGTCATTTGCGCCGCCACCCCAGAAGTCATGCGGCCGTGTCCCAATGGCCAATACCCCGGTGCCACCGGGCATAGTGCCGCTTCCGGCCGGAGCGGTCACTCCAAGATACGGCGGAAACAAAGTTCCAATGAGTCCCCAATTATCAAACGGGATTGTGGTGATGGTGGCGGTTTGATCGTCGAGCGTTTCCCCCACCTCCCCGAACATGGCAGTTCCCCGCACGGTGGTCTTTTCATTGATTGTGGCATTGATGGGGCCGTTGACTGCATCCGGGTGAAAGCCGAGCGCGTTAAAGAAAAGTTTTCCCGGCCCGGAATAGACTGTGGTTGGATTGACGGCTGGCATGATTTAATTTTGGTAGAAGGTTGAGGACGAATTGACTTTGCCGGCGACATAGGTGACCGCCCGGACCCGATCCCCCGGTTGCACCGCGAACGGCGCGGTGTAGAGCGTTCCCGCAATCGCTCCCGCTCCTGAGTTGCCGGGGAATGGCGCCGGAGTAACCGGTATCGTGATGCTGCTGCCGAGCGTGTAAAAGATTTGCAGCGAGGTGGGTGTGGTGTCCGGTTCCGTGGTTGAGAGGGTCATGATCCCGGCTGACCCTTGAGCGGCGCTGTTCGAGTAACTGACCGCAGCCGCTCTTGGAGTCTGGTTCGGGTTTCCATTCGGCGACATCTTCGCCTTGAACAGTATCCGGTGATCTATGCACCCGGGAAAGCGGCCGGCAAACTTGATGCTCCCGGCGCTGTCGCATTGAAACGTCGTTCCATACTGCGTGTCCGCATACATGTGAACCACGTCGAGAACGATTTGCGCTATGTCTTCGCTGGTGAGCCCGGTGCCGGTCGTAGCCGCCATGTTGATCGTCTCGTTGTCCACCGTGACAATCGGGAATACCCAATCCAGCACCGGCCCTGGCACGTTCGGCTGATTGCAATTCGCGTAAGGATGTTCAATGAGAATCCCAGCGCCGCCTTTGCCGTTGCGCACGGTGGTATAGACTGTCTCAAGGTTCAGTTCCCCGGCGAGCTGCTCCTTGCGTTCGCTGACGATGTTGACGCCATTGAGCCGCGCTTCACTGAGCAGCAGCGCCAGCATGTCGGCTTGGATTGCGATGGAGGAAATCATCCGCGCCCTTGCCTTGCGATGAGGTCCATGACGGCGCGTTTTGCTTCCGCCACATATTGTTCACCGGATGGGACGATGCGCGGGTTCGCCTTTTGCGTGACACTTTCCACGAGCCAGAATGCGACCACGCCGGCGGACCTTGCTCCCGCTCCTTTGACATCCGACTCGTTGCCGGTCTCGAAGTTGACCTTGCCAGCACCGCCGGTGCCAATCACAAGCGCCTTGGCTCCGCTCTTGAACATGATAAATTTGAGGTTGGTGAAGCCGGTGGCCCGAAATCCGTAGAACTCCGCCCGTGCCGGGATCGTGAGCAGCTTGTCCTTCATGTTGATGGTGATGTCCCCATCCACACCACCATTGAAACGAAAGCGCATGGCCCCCGGATGTTCCCGGTTGTCCACAGTGACGATTATACCCTCGCTCGCCGGCTCCCACCCTGTGCCTCGTGCTGCTCCTTCCCAAAAACCTGTGCTTGGCCAGCCTTGCGCATTGTTCGGGAGAGAGCGGAGATGGTCCTGCGTCAACCGCTTGAGCCTTGTGCCCACCGCATCCTGTAGCTTGGGAAGGGTGATGGCCGCCTTGAGCCGGAGAATTGCGGCGGTGGCCTCGTCGCGGGTCACGGTGATGGAGTAGGTGATGCCGCTCATACAGATTTGAACTCTCCTTTCGTGAGGTAGCCGTGCCAGCGGCAAGGAGTCAGCTTCTGGATTGAAGGAGTGAGGGTGGGTTGCGCCTCATTGCCATCCCATTGCCATGATGAGCCAGTGTAACCCGGTCGGATGGGAGTGAATCCGACGCTGCCGCAGCCGCATGGACAGACGAAGCGGAGTCCCGATCGTTTATCATCCGAGCCATTGACCCACCATGCCATACCGGGAGCAAGCGTCTTAGTCCACAGCGAGTTGTCTTTTGGGTCTTGGAAGATGTCCTCACCTTCCATGGAGTTCACCCGCACATCGAAAATAATTGGCACTGGATTCACTCCCCACCTCCCAGCCGCGTGTTCCGCAACTGTTCCAGCGTCAGCAGATTTTCCTTCTGCCCAATCAACTGCGCGTCGCTTATGTCCCCGCGCTGCCAGTTCGCATAGGCACCTTTCCCGAACGCCTGTTCCAGTTCCTTGTCGGTGAACTTGTCGAGGTAATCGGAGAATGAACCAGTGGCCGGTGGCTCCGCGGCATCCTGTGGAACTAATGAACATCGGCACCCCCAGTGCGCAGGGGGATCACCGGGATATTCGTCCGCGTCGCCGATTGGTTCATTGTCCTGATCCCACATCTGCCCGTCGAGGTGTTCGCAATAGGGACAAGTATTGGCGTCCATCACCGCCAGCCAAACGTAAACGATTTGCTTCTCGTCCGGATTATCTTCCTCGTCATCGTCCTCCGGCAGTTCCTCCGCTCCCAACATTTCCACCGCGTTCTGCACGGCGTTGATTGCGGCGTGAATCACTTTCTCAAGCGAGTTCTCGGTGCCGTCAAAGAGCCGGATGCCAATCTGTAACGACTTATCCGCATTGGCCGGGGTCGGTGCGATGTCCGCGGCTTCCAGCGCGTGCGAGTGCCCGGCATGTCCCGCAGTCACCGGTCCGCCTGCCACCCGCTGCCGTATCTCTGCGGCGGTGTCCCCATTCTCCACTCCCGACCGCACCGCCGCCTTGAAACGAAAGAGCAGGGTGTTTGCGATGTAGTCGAGGTGATCCGAGAGCGGAGCGCCGAGCACCGAAGTCTCACCGATACCACCGAGCTTTGCATCCCCGCGTTTCACTCCATGATGCTCGGCCAAGTCCTGTTGCCCGTGGTCGTCAAGGATGTCACCAAGTTCCGACAGCTTGCGGTCCAGATCCTTTTTGAGCGCGTTAAAGGTCTTGGTGGTGGTGGCCGCAGCCTTTGCGAACGTCGCATCCAGATTCTTTTCGGTCGCCTGACCCGCCAACGTCAGCAGCTTCGGTTCCAGCGCCGAAATCTGTTTATGCGCCTCTTTCACCAGCCAATTACCGACGCTCTTGAGCATCGCGGTGCGCTTCACCGCTGCCACCGCCATCTTTTGGTTCGGCGTGTCGGAGATTCCCGCTTCAATCCGTTGCGCGAGAGTGTCCGCGCCGATGGCGTGCAGCGCCCGAGCGAATCGTCGTTGCGGATGTTTGAATGATCCGTGCAGGGAATCCAGCAGTTCCCCGACCTTGCCCGGCTCCCGACCAGCCTTCAAAGCCGATAGGTCAGCGCAGACCGCCCCCTTCACAGCGTCGGTGACCGCCCCAAGGGTCTTTGCCGCTATGGTCGCTGCTTCGCTCATGGTAGCTCGGTTGCCAAAGGAGTTGCCTGTAGCTCAACCGTAGGTTGCGATTCCCCCGCTGAGTTGACGGATGTGAGTTTGTAGTAATACGTGGTTCCATTGATTAAACCATTGTCCACGTAATTCGTCCCAGTGATCCCGGATACGAACAGCGCCTCCTGCCCGGTGGCCAGCGCCCGATACAGGTTGTATGAGGTAGCAACATTGACCGTGTCCCACATGAGCGCCACCTTTCCCGGAGCCGGGAATGCCTGAAACCCGACAGGTATCTGCGGCACTCCGGGGGAGTTGCTCGGCACCGTGTCCGATGGCGCGTTGGGATTGACGTAGATCGGATTCGGCACCTGCTGCAACTGCTGCTCCGCCGGCGGTATCGGAGACATGCGGCCCACCACCTTTTGAAGACTGTTCCAATTCGCGGTGGTTTGATCCGTCCCGTAAGGCGATTCGATTGCGCCGTAGTCCCGCGCTGCGATCTTTTCCAGCACCTTTTCCGCGTCGCTGGCGGCGGTCTTGCGGTCGTCGGTCTTGAAGATTGCCAGCTTGGGAAAGTCCCGGAGCCATGTCCAGATTGCCGCCGCGACGATGTGACGCCGTAACTGGTCCGGCACCTGATTGCTGTTGAGCACCACCGGATAATTCGCCGCGTTCAAGGTCGCCACCCATTCGTTGATGACCACCGTGAGCGAATTGGCGAGCCCGGCGGTTGATCCTTGGACGCCTTGCAGCAGCGTCACCTCGCTGGCGGTGAATTTTGCCAGAGCCTCGGCTGGTAGTAGAGCTTTCCATGCCACTTACTTCGCCTCCTCAAGTTCAAATCGTTGACGCGGCGCCTTCCATTTGCGCATGAAGTATTTGCAGGATGGGCCATGGCATTGCAGCGTCATTTCGTCCGGCATCAGGGTCATCCGCAGCCGGCAGCCAGGGCACAGCACATCCGAGAAGATCACGGTTCCCATCGGCGTCAGTGAGCCGGCCCGTTTCTCGCAGTCCGGATACACGGCCTTGACCTTCTCCGCGAAATACTTCCCTTTGGAATCCGCGGTGACGAATTCCCCGATCACATTCGGCGGGACACCCTTATACACCCAAAGGTCGCCCGAGATGAATTGCACATGCAGCTCGTGCGCGGGAGCGTCATACCCAACGCTCTCCACGTTGCTGCTTTCCACTTTGAACATATCAACCATAAGGCTTGGGCGGCGGCGAGCCTACGAAATCCCGCCACCGCCCCTTGGGGTGAATGCCTTACTCGCCAGGACCAAGCGGCTTCGGAATCAGCTTCTTGTAAACATAGAAGAGGCCGCTGGAACCGTTCGCGTTGGTGATCCATGAACCGGAGCCGATGTTGTTGGTGATGGTGTAAATCCCAATCCATCCACCATCGCCACCCAGCGTGTCCACGCTGACATTGGTTTGCCAGTTGAACCAGTTGGTCAACGCCGGTATCGCAATGTTAATCATCGCGCTCGGGTAGTAGGACCAGTCGTTCTGGGTGAACACGTTGGTCGTGGTGCCCGGATAGAGGTTGGTATTCCCATAACCAATGGTCGGGCCGCCGCCTCCGTAGGTTTGAGCAACTGCGGTCACGTACTGAAACCCGACAATTGCCGCCGCAGCGTTTGTGAGGTAGCCCTGGAATACGATCTCGTATCGTTCCTGATTCCCGACCGCCACCCCTTTACCGGTGAGCACCCCGAGTCCATTCGTCCCCGGCGAGTTCGTCGGCCACGAGGTGATATTGGTATTCACCGTGGTCGAGTTGCCAAGGAAGTTGGTTGTCTGAAACGCCTGCAAGTAACCTTCGGCGTGAGCCATGGGCACCAGCACCGCCAGCATCCCTGCGATTGCGAGACAGGCCAGCATCGGCTTCGTCAGCCACCGCGCCGTCTCCTTGATTCTTTGAGTGAAGTTTTTCATTTCGTTTTCTTTCTCTGTTATTGCGTGATTGTTTTTGGAGGTTTGCGAAGGGTGGCCCCACATGGAGCCACCCTTCATTTCAATTAGGCGCTGGTCCCGACGATTCCGGCGCGGACATCCCCGGCGGCTGCGCCAAGGATGACTTCCGGCCGCCATTCCGCCCAGCCACCTTGCAGGTTGACATACTGGACGAGCATGATGCTGATCTTGGTGTCCGGGTCCGTGACCGTGGTCACCGAGCCGGGAATCATCACGCCAAGGGTCTGCGTGAATTCCTGCGGCAACCGTGACTTGATGATCGCCGCCGCTTTCTGGAACGCGAAGAACACGATATTGTTCGTGGTCGCGCCGGTGGAGGGAGTCGAGGATGGGAGGTAAGGCGCCTTGTAAGGCGCAAACCCGCTCAACTTCGGCAACCGGGCTTCGGTGAGGAATTCCCCGGCTTGATTGGTGGTGTCCTTGGCGCTGGCCGCATACATGAAACTGAGGCGTGGGTCGCCGCGCAGTTTCGCGTAATAGGTCGGTTTCAGCATGATGCCGCGATCTTCCTCGGGCACCTTGAGCGTGGTGAACATGGCGTCCAGCGTGTCAAGGTCGCCCATGCTGAAGTCACCGTACGCTTTCACGTAGGTCGGTGCATTGGCGAAGGTCGGGTCCGTGGCCGCGATGGTCGCATACGAGTTGTAGGTTGCCGCCGTTGCCAGGTTCGTCAGCATGTTGACGAAGTAACCCGCGAGCGCCTTGATTGCGAGCACGCTCTGCTCATCGAAGAGCCGGCGCGTGGTGGCCCCGAGCACGTTCTGGCCGAAGTTGATCGGCACAGCCACGTAATCGGTCAGGGTCAGGCTCACGTCCGTCGTTTGCGCAGGTGAGACCGTGTTCCAGCCGAGCGGACGCCCGGTTCCATCCGTCGCCGCATTGTATTTCTGCACCGCCTGTTGCGTAACGATGCGGGTCGTTTCGGTCTGGTTGAGCAGTCCCGGAGTGTCGCTGAAATCCGTATAGAAGTTCAGCAATTCGGGATACTTGTAGGCGAAGAACGGCAGGGTGCGTTGCAGCACCAAGGTTCCGCTCAACACCCCCAACACGTTCACCGGCGCGTTGTTGTCGGTGTAGTCCGCCGCCTCAAGGGCGTGCCCGGAACATTCGATCTCCCGGCTCATGGGACTCTTTTGACGGAAGCCGACCCTGCGGCCGATCTCCATCACCGTGCAGTCCTGCCAGTGATCCATGTTCGTCGCCAGCTCCGTCTTGTAGAAGGAGGCGGCTTGCAGCGCGAGCTTGCCCTTCAACTGGTAGGAGTGGATACGATTCGTGGGGTCAATCTGCACGTTCGCATTCGCGGCCACGAGTTCGCCGTAAGCGCGAAACGCGCCGTCGAAGTCGAACCCGGAGGTCAAGGTGTATTCCTTGCGCTGTTTCCCGGATGCGTCCAAGGCGGCGGCATTCGGTGTGGTGCGCCCGGCAAGCGGGTCGCGCCCATTCGGCGCGGCGGCGTCGAGCGGTGCCAGCAGCGGGATCAGGTCCGGGTCTTTCATGAACTTGGCCTTGTAGCTGGCCTGCACCTCGGTATCCCGCGGCGCAATCTTTTGGGCCTTGACCATGCGCTGCACGGCGGCTTCCGCGTCGCCTTCGAGGCGCTTCGCATTGGCCGCTTCGAGGGCGGTGGTTTTCTCCTGGGCCTGAGCCAATTCGATTTGAACGGCGATTTCCCGACTCTCGGCGGATGCGGCCTTGAGTTCGGCCTTGCTCAGTGCATCGGTCTTTTGGTTAAGACCGGCAATGGTCAGCTCCAGCTTTTGGTTGCGCGCTTGGAGCTCGGCGACTGTTTCTTTCATTGTGTTCCTTTGGTTGTTATTGCCGGGTGCTCCGGCGTTCCCCGGCAACGAAGCCGGAAATTGTTTTGCGTTCCCCGCCCACAGCGGGCTCATGTTCTGGAAAGCGGGATCGTTCTCCAGCGCCCCCATGTTCGCCTTTGCTTCCTCGCAGCAGATCACATGCACCGGGTTGTCCGGGTCATCGCGAATTGCGTCCACATGAAACGTGGGTGAGAAGGTGCGGAAATCTTTTCCCTCGACCGCCTTGCGCCCGGAATCGGTCCATTCGCCGGATGCCCAGATGCCTGTTGCCATGGAGCCGGTGGCGTCAATGCGTGTATCCCAGAAAAACTTGTCCGGCCAGAAAGCAGCGACACCCTCCTTGTGTTGAAGTGAAAAGAATGGCTTTTTGCCGGACGCGGTAAGAACCTTGCGCTGCTTCTCCAATTCATCCACCGCGCCGGATTCCACTTCCACGCACACCGTCACCGGCCGCCCGTTCTGGCTCGGTGTGATCGTGGTCACGCCTGACGGCATATACATGCAAATGTTATCCTCAAGAGCCGGGATGATGGAGCGGACCGGGTTTGCCTTGGCGCTGGAGGCCGCTGTGAGTTGGTAGCTGGTGGTCATGTTAGTCCTCCTTTTTCTCCGTTGGCGCTGCGGTGGGAGTGGTCTGCGGCGGTGCCATGGGTTTGAACGCTTCATTCCCTTTGTGCGCCTCGACCGCTGCAAGGTGCCCGCGATACTTGGTGTCATGCGCCGCCGCTTCCGCGCTGAGTCCGTTCATCTTTGCGTGCTCGGCGGCGATGGAGTGCAATGAAGCCGCGTCCTGATGCGCCTTGAGACAGGCGCCGGTTGCTTCCATGGCGTCCTTTGCCGCCGCCTGATACTTGTTCATGGACGCCTTGCCAGCTTCGAGCGCGGTGGATGGGGTGGCGTTGCTGGCCTTGGCGCTGGCGGCTTTGTCATTATGCTCAATGGCCGCCTTGAAGTGGAGGTTGGCTTGGTGCGCATGGGCGACTTCGCGATTCCGATCCCCATCTTCTTCCGCTTGCATTGACGCCTTTTGATGCGCCTTTGCCGCGGCGAAATGAGCATCGGATGCGGCGCGGTGGTCCTTTGCGGTGCCGGAATCATTTGCTGCCTTTGTTTTCTTCTCCGCCTTTTCATCCTTCTCGCTGTAAGCCCTCTCAAGGTGAGTATATTGGTTGATACCCTCCGGGTTAGACGCGTTCAGCGCCCGCGTCTTTGCAGCTGCTGCCGCTCCAATCGCTTCCGGTTCCGCGTCCTTCCCCATGTCGAACACGTAATCGTAATCTGTCACGCGCTCGACCTGTTTCGGTTCACCCTCCACTTCCACGTTATCCGCTGAGACGGTGAAGCTGACGCAGTAGAGTTTTCCGTCTGCTCCCTGCACAATCGCTTCCCACGATTCACCGGCTTCGTGCGCGGGAGCGATCACGTCGCTGACCCAGACGCTGGAGCACGGATACTGTGCTCCTTCCGGTTTCTGATTCAGCACCGCGATATCGGACACCGCATCCCGGATTTTCTGTTGCAGATCATTAAGCGAGAACCCACCGTCTTTCACCGATGCTTCAAGAGCCGCGTTCTTTCCCATGCGTGCAAAGGCTGCGCTTTGTAGCTTTTGTGCGGCCTCGGGTGTGGTGAAGGATGGGTCTTGATACCCTTCCTCGTTCCGTATCTTGGACGCCTTTTCTACATGCGCCGCTGCGGTGGCCTCGTGCAATGCTGCCGCTTCCTGATTCTGTTCGGCGTGCGCGGCGGCGGCAGCTTTCCCATGCGCCTGCGCCGCAACGTCGTGATGTTCACCATCGCCATCCGGTGACTTGTTCGCCTTGGTGCTGGCGGCGTAAGCGAGTTCCCGGAGAGCGCCATAGTCGAGCACTTCATCCGGGTCGGTGATGTCGGCGACTTCGGGCGCTGGCTTCTCATCCTTTGCCATGATGGCCGCTGCCACCTTACCATTCCCGGCCATGCACGCGTTCATTGCGCCCATGTGTTTCTGCGCCATCTTGTCGTGCGCCTGCATTTCGTCCGCGAGTCCAATCGCCTTGGCGTGGACGCTGGCGGCAAGGTGCGATGCGGCGGCTTGGCGATGATTGTGCGCGGTGGGCATTCCCTCGGCGGTCTTGCTGGCATCAGCGGCCTCCTTGGCGGCTGATGCATAATCCTGTTTGTAATCTTCGGAAGTGTCGGTGCTCATATTATTCCTTTGTGGGAACGGTTTCCTTGCCGTCCGGTGAACTGAAGATGAGAGTATCAATGGTGAATTTGGTTCCAACGAGTCCCCCCCAGCCGTCCAGCTTCGCGTTGCTTCCCTTTTTCACGTAAGCAACCGTCAGGTGCGGGTGATACTCGTGCTCGCTCGGTGTGATGTCTGCTGCCAGCTCCTTTGCCAAGGAATCATGCAGCGCCTCGGCTCCGGGTGAAACGATGTCGAATTTGAGAACGTCGTAGTCCGGGCACTCGAACCGCGACAGATTCCCGAGCGTGAAGGTCACAGGTCCGCTTGAGGTGATCTTGGATGGGTCGAAGCCGGGGTTGAATCCAAACAGGATTGTCACATGCGGCTCATCGTCCAATCCATCGGCAGCCAAGGTTCCGGCTTTCACCGCCTTCTTACCGAACGCGACAATCTGCTTTGCCACCGACTGCGGCGCCATGGCCATGAGACATCCGAATTTCCCGGCGGAACTCGGCCGGGCAGCAGCGGCTTCCAGCGCCTGCGCCAGCCCTGGGTCTGCGGCCACGGCGGCTTCGATGCCCGGTAGATCGCGCAGGAACTTTGTCAACATTCCCTTTTTCACCACCACATCCTCGACCGCCCGTATTGCTTCCAGCCGCACGAGTATCGGTGTAATGGTCGCCTGCAAAGCGTTCGACGCTTTCAACGCCAGTTCCACCCGCGCAGCAGCCGCTTCATTCGCGTCATCGGACCCGCTCGGCTCCTGTTGCTGCTGACCCTGTTGCGACTGTGCCAACGCGGCCTTGGCGGTGGCTTGTTGGGTCTTCTGCTGTTGCGCCTGCTGCTTTTCCTGCGCGGCGGCCTGCGCCCCAAGCACACCGGTATCCACTCCGGCGATTGGTTCACCCTCTTGCGGTTTTGGGATGCCGTATTTGCGGTAGAGGTGCGACTCCGGCACGTCCATGATCTGCACCAGAGCCGAGTCCCGTTGCGCGTCCGTCAATCCCCCTTCCTTGACATCCACCAGCTTGCACACCGGCGCTTCCATGTCACCGCCCTCACCAAAGTTGACGGCGAGGAAGTAAGGGATGAGTTGCAGGTTGATGACCGATGCGACATAAGTTGCCCCCGAGTCAATGCAGGTATCCTTGACATCGGACTCCGTTTCGCCAAAAGCCTTTCCACCGCCTTTACCCATGGAATCGTGCTGCCCGCCGGTCATGGTCTGGTGCAGGATCACCTTGCGCTTCTGGGAGTCGGCGAAGTGAAAGAGGAATGCTTGCGGAGACTGGCCTCCGGTGCCGGTGGCAGTTTCAAAAGCGATCTCGACGCCCTCGGGAACCAGCGCCCATGCCTGGCTTCCCATCGCCTGCAACATTTGCCGGATTTCCTCTTTCTGTGGCTCGCTCACTCCCGGCTTGTAAGTTGCTTTGCGGAACGGAACGCCGAACAGTTGCGCGGTGGCCATGAGGAAGTCGCCGCAGAAGTTCGAGGCGCACCACCACCACGCCAGACACCGAAGCTGAGACGAGGCCAGCACTGAACCGGTCTTGCTCTTGTCAATTCCAATGAGGAACTTGTTCGCGGGAAACTCCACGAATTGATTCGGGAGCATGGTGCCGGACACCGTTGAGTAGAACCCTCCCTCGGTCAAGGCCGCCTTGGGATCGAACTTCATCTTCTTGATCGTCCCGGTCTTGTCCCGCGCCACCTGCGGCGGCATCAGCAACTTGAGACGGCCACCCTGATCCCACGCGTAACACACCGGGTTGACCCAGTAGCCGGCCCGCGGGACAAGCACTTGCCCGTCAAATCCGGGTAGCTGGAGCAGATTCAATTCGCCGGTGCCATAGGTCTGATACCAGTCGAGTTCAATGAGCGATTGACCATGAAACCGGGCGGCGAGCAAATCCTTGATGATGCCGCGCATGTCGCATTCATCGGAGGCTGCATCCGGCCGCATGGAACGGATCGCGGCGGAAAACATCTTTGCCTTTTCCACGGCTGACGGTGTCGGTTCCTCGTCCTCGTCGTGGTATGCTTCAATGACCACCCGCTTCGACAACACGCCCTCTTGAAACTCGCCGATGCAGCTTTGTATCTCCGGGTCCGTGTCCCACATGAGATCGAATAGCTGGTGCATCTGCACATGGTTCCCGGCGAGCCCACCGCGTATCACCGATTCAATGTAGCTCGGTGTGATAGCCGACATATACGGCATGAGCCAGTTGCCAACCGATTCCCTACGCAGCACGCCGGCGAGCGACGGTAGAAGATTGGTTGCGTCCGGTGTCAGCGTCTGTTTCGGTGTCGAGAGTGCTTTTGCGGCGAGGACCGAACGTGCGGTGAAGCCGGGGGAAGCGACTCCGCCGCTCCGAATCTTCGGAGCCTGTTTCTGTAACTGATAACCAAAAAGACCGGCCATTGGGGAAAGGGTTAGATTCCCGCCGCTTTAGCCGAAAGGTTTTTTTACGGTTGACTGATGGCCATGCGGTGGCCATATTTACCGCATGCCAGTTATCACTGATGCAGAAGAGGAGCAGTTTGAGAAACGTCTTGCGATGGTGAAGGTGCCGTGCAAACCGAGCGAGAAGAAACGATGGGTCCGAGCCATTGGCCGCGGAGAGGTTGCCCGCAAGGCACGGGAGTTATTGAATCAGTTTGTGAATGGAGGCGGGAAATGATGTGGGCGTCCGCCGAATCAGTGCCGGGTCTTTGCACTCGCATTACGGAATTGGATGCAATCGCTGGTGTCGCCCTTACTCCATCACAAGCACGTGATTTCTTTCATGGTGGTGATGTTCTGGTTTTGGTGCGCAAGCTGCCGGCGCATGGAGTCCCTGCGTTCCCGATTCTCTGTGCCGTGCTGCCCAAGCAAACGCCGGTGTCCAAGGTGTTTTCAGGGATGTGATTTCACGTCGCATTCCCCTGCCACCGCTCCCGGCTTCTTGAGTGTGGTGGGTATTGAAATCTCAATTCGTCGGTGGATTTGCCGATTGCATTCGCGGTGCGGCGGCGGGCGCTCAGTAGCCAGTCTCGCACCTTTCCCTCAGACACTCCCATGTTCTCCGCAATCGCTCTGGCACTGAGCCGCTGTTCGCAGCGCAGCCGCCATGCTTCGGCCTGACGCGGTGTCAGCCGGGTGGGATCGAAGGAGCGCGGCATAGGGTCAGCTATCACCTTCCATCTTATCGCGTTCCTCTTTTTCGGTGAGCAGCCGCTCTCGCAGCAGAAACTCATGCACCATACCTATCCGTGCGTATAAGTTTCCTGCGCCTTTGAAGCAACGGAATGTGTTTCCATCCTCTTGATATGTGGCAAGTATTTGAACGGTGTCGAAGTGCTCGGTCAGCACGTTCATTGCATCGTCAATGGCTTTCTTGCGCGTTGGGTCACTCATGGTCGCCCGGTGACAGACCGGCATTTCCCATCCTTATCAACAATGAACTTGCGGTCGAAGGCGCGGAGCCGGTCGCTGAAGCGGTGCATATCCATGGACGCATGCACATTATACATTGAGTCGAGCGTCTGCGCGCCGTCGGCCACCTGCGCATTGAGCAAGTCCTCGAAGTGAATTGAGTTCGACCATATGAATACAATCTGTGGCTGCGCTGCTGCCAGTTGCCTCATTCCATCCGGAGCAGGGGATATGATGCTTATGCTTCCGTCGCTATTCACTTCTTTCTATCCCCTCTCTGCGGCGGGTCCACCTTTTGCCGCACCGCAACCGGCGTCCCTGGCTCCAGCGGTTTATGTTCCCCGCACCATTCCCGCTCCCCATGCACCACCGGACGATAAGCATAGAGCGGCGCGATGACCGTTGGCGGGTGCCGGTGGCAGCGACCGGTGCGCTCTCCCGGTCCTTGTTGGACATAGTAGAAGCAGGTGCCGCAGGAGGGATGCTGGTTCATGGGTGTGCTGGACGCAAAAACCGGGGAAGATTTGCGAGGCTATCCGGTGCGCCGGGACTGAATGTCACCGTTACGTCCCACATATTGCTTGCCATCACGTATGAGTATGCATCCGCTTCGAGCGCGTCGAGATTCGGCCCAAACTCGCCGGGGAACGGGTCTCCTTTATACGCTATGTAAAAGAATCGTGTGCAGTTGGTGGACTTGAACTCGGTCAACCGAGCATCGAAGTCGGTTGCTGTCGGTATCATGGCATTGGGCAGTTCCACGGCCAAGGCATGCTCCAACGCGGTCTCCGGTTTCTGTTTCTGATTCTGTATCAGAGCGGCCAGCAGAATTCCGCAAACAAGACCGATGGCCCACGCATGAGCAGGTTTCACTTCACCCTCCCAAACTTGAATTCGTGCGCCGCTTGCCGCTGCCGTCTCTGTGCCAGCAACTTACGCCCTCGCTCGAAGTGTTTTCGATACACCCGGAAACCGGTGCGCCATTTCACCTTCCCATCCTTGACGCGCTCGCCGAACTTGTCCTTGGGACCGAATACGCCGCAGAGCCCGGCCAGCGCCTTCACGGTTGGTGTTCTGCGTCCGATGCCGCGGGGAGTGTGTCGGGAGCCGATTGGTCGCTTGATGATGTGGATTTGTTTATTCTTCGGATTCTTTGGATTATTCATATTGTTATTGATTGTTTACCCGTCCAGTCTGGCTGAACCATTCCATGAGTCAAGATTCTTTTAGCGCCCCGGCCATCCCGGTCTCCCAGGCCACTGTCTCGGCACCGTGAGCCGCGGCGGCACCGCTGTTCCACCACCCGATTTCATTCCCGCAACGTCTCCGGGTCCAATGGCACCGGTCGGTGTAGCGAGCGCGTCCTGTAGATACCTGATTGCATCCATGGCGTGATCGTCCTCTTTCCTTGGCACATCCGTTCCGGCGTCCGATCCCGGCTTCGGTTTGTAGATATACGATTCAAATTCGTTGATGACATTAACGCACCCTGGGTCCACGGTGAGCCTCGGCCGCCCGTCGCCCTGCACCTTGAGACGGTTCTTTACCAGCGCGATTCCATCCTCGACGCTTCCCTTGCCTCCCACCGCGTTGATGCCTCGTGCCTGCAATGAAGCAATGAGTCCGGCGGCGGATTCGTCCACGGCGCAGAGTTCGTATTTCCTTCCCTTGTCTTCATTCCACCACAGCACAGCCGCCGCCACATGATTCTCCGGTATCACGCCGCGTTCGTAGAACTCCCGGAAGATATGTTGACGACCATCCGAGTCCTCCCCGACATCCAGTATCACCGCGGGATTGGTGTAGCCTTCGTCCATGGTCAGGAAGAACCGTTTCATCTCACTGCGTAGCCGCACCTGCACATGGTCGCTTGGTATTCCGGTCTGCGCCGAGTTAAAGGTGTCATACACCGCCCCTTCCGCCGTCGCCCAGATCCCCTCAAGCAATCTCATGCGCCGAACGCCAGTCAATCGGTCAGCCAAGGCCGCCAGCCGCTTTGCTCCTTCCGCCGTCAGGTTTCCGGCTTCATCGTAAATGCTCGGGTTATCCTTGTGCGTGGTGGTGAAGAGCCGGAGCCGCCCCTGCGCCGCCCGTTCCTTGATCCAATGTTTCGAGCCGGCCGGGTTGCAGTCGCCAAAGAGTTGCGCATTCTCAACCACCGCACCACGGCCGCTGGTTCTGGTGCCAAGCAACTCCCAATCGTTCAAGGTGAACTCTTCAACCTGACAGCCGTAGATGAAATCCCGCTCGCTGGACAGCACCCGCTCCGGATGATCCATGCCACCGAGCCAGATCACGCTTCCGTTGGGATAGATGTAGCGTTGCGGTGTTTCCCCACCAAACACCCGCACACCCTGATTCGATATTACCTTGGCAAAGGTCTTGAGAACCGTGCCTGCCAGTGACGTTGCGGTCTTGCGGAGGATCGCCCCCTGTGCTCCCGGACACAGCGCCGCGGTCACGTGCGCCTTGAGGCACATTGCGAAGGTCTTGCCGGTATCTGCGGGACCGGAGTTGATCAACTCCGGTTCCTTGCAGCCGAATGCCGCCCGGTTTCCGCCGCGCAGGATGATGTCGGTTGCGCTCGGTTTGACGACTTCAACCTTGGCCGCCGGTTTCCGGGTCTTCGGTGGTTTGGGTGATTGCAGTTTGGAGGGCATTCGACTTGAGTTTGGGAAGTTCATCCTGTGTCACGCGCAGGGTCATGGTCAGACTCTCGCCTTCAGGTGTCACCACTTCGGTCCTTGAGCTGTCGCGCCACTGCGCCGGTTTCCGATTCTTGAGCCAGAAGATGCAGGCGGTGGTGTCGGGTGGATAATGTTCGATGTATTCCTTTGTCACTAGATTCCCATTGACGGTGATAAACTTCGTAGCAGGGCAGTCGTAGCCTTTTGCCCGCTGGTAGAGAGATTTGACCACCGCTTCATCGGCTTGATCCTTGCTTTCCTTTAAGGTGGCAAGTAGCTTTGGGTTCCTGTCGCGCCATTGTCGAAAGGCGTTGCGTGAAATCCCAAGTGCTTCCGCCATCTGCGTATCAGTAGCGCCGAGCCGCCCGAGCATTTGCACCACCCCCGCCGTTGACACCCGGTCCAGTTTGCTTTTATGGACTCCGTTGCCTTTGGTTTTCACCACCGGCTCCCGTTTCGGTTTCTGCTTCTGCTTCGGTTTCGGTTTCTGCTTCTGCTTCGGTTTCATAACGTTTTCCGTCGGGTTCTTGCGGCGAGGCGCACGGCCTCTGTCTCGCGTGGGCTGAGTTTGGAATGGGCGGTCATCACTTCCTGATTTCTTTAATCAGAAGGACTATACAGATAACGAATAAGATCATAAAAGGCACCATCGCAATGCACCACAATAAAACATCGTAATTGTTAAGCACGCATGGATTAACATGTTCAAGATTGGCAATCCAGTTTTTCATTGTTTGTCCTCCCCCTGATTGTCCGCTGCGGCGAGGGCTTGTTCTGCGATATGTCCTTGGTCGCGTTGCAGGTCCACGTGCGGCGTTGTCCAGTCTGCTCCACGATCCCATTTATCCCGGTAGAACTTCAACCCCGCCCTCAACCGCTCGTTCTCGGCGCGGAGGGTGGATTCTTCCCTCTTCGTTTCCTTCCAACCATCGAGGCACTCTCGGGTTGTTTTTTGAGCCTCCCGAATCCACTTATCACGATCCTTCCTAATCTCATCCAGCGACTTGCGGAGCGATGCGGTTTCGAGAAGATGCCAGCGAGCGGCATGACAATAAGCGATTCGATAACCTGCGTCGAGATTCGGGTCGTCGCCCATAGCCAGCTTGATACGATCTACCTCCTTTTCAATCTGTTCCTGCGTCGGCTCCGTCTCCGCTGGCGGCGGTTGATGTGCGGCGGTTGCTGTGCGGCTTTCCTCTGTTACTTTGAGTCTAGGATTGTCCTTTTCGATCCGCATCAACTGCTTTACGAGTTCGGAACTGTTGTTTTCAATGCCTATAATTACAGTCGTTTCCGGCGGTTGCTGTGGCGCGGCGGGGGTGGCTTTAGTTAATTTGTCCAGATAATCATGTTTCGGACAATACCATCCTTTAGCGGGATAAAATACACTTATAAGTGCCTCCATGCCGCAAATGGGACATCGCGGCGGCACCGGCCCTGGTTGGTTGGTCATGGTGATTTCCTTTTCCTTTCCGCCCACAACTGAATGTTCAGGATAGCGATTTCATGATCCCTGCTTCTGCGGCCTCTCCAGAAGCCAAACCCAATGGCGGATGCGAATAATGGGACGTGGATTATGAAGTAGAGGGTGGTCATTTCGTGGCCTTTCTCGCGGCGTCAATCGCCTCGCGGAAGGTTGCACCGTAATAATGTTGCCCGTCATCGCCAATTAACATGAATCGTCCGTCCGGCTCCTGAATACTAGCCTTAGCGAACCAATCCAGCCGCTCGCGGTCCTTGGAAAGTTCGCGGAGCAGGACGCCACACTGCCTAACATCGTCTTGGACTTGCGCCGTATCACCATTCAGCATGGCCCACGTTATGAAGTCCATCAGCTGATCAATCGTTTTCATCTCGCCTCCTTTATGAGCCGGTCGAGGTCCGATGCGCATTCCTCACTCTCCGCTGGCGGCGGTTGCTGAGTCTCTGCCCCCTTAGTCACTTCGGGGGCTTGACTTCCAGTCGCTCTCACCTGATGAGGTTGAACCGTTGACTGGCATGTTTCATCACCGCCTTTCTCTGAAAGCTGCGTCGGCACCGGCTCTGGTTGGTTGTGGGTCATGTTATCCTTCATATTCCGACAACGCTTTAAGCTCTTTGCTGGACCAGTATTCCTCAACCCCAACCATACGGCGTCGGTTTCCGATATGGCCGATCATCGTCACAATGGCGGCATCTCTGCTTTCTGCCTTGCTGCCGGGAATGATAAACTTCTGGCCAGCATCGGGGTGTGACCAGACTGTTACAAGGGTGGTTCTGTGAGATGTTTTTCGCGCTCTATTTAGTTGGTTGGGGGTCATGGGGTGGTCGTGGTTTTGTTGGTTTCTGTCGGAGGATTATTGTCAAAGTAAAGAACCAAGTCGCCAATGCCAATCTCTCCGCTATCCCAACAGTTTCGGCAGATGTGGAACTTCTCTACAGAGCCGTCGTTTCTTGGCGGTGAGAATAGTAACGCGCCTGCGTTCTCAAGTTCTTCGCTGCAATGTGAACATCGTAGTTTCATCTCGCCTCCTTTATGAGCTGGTCGAGGTCGCGGGCGCATTCATTCAGCACTTTGTGAGCATCCATAACCGCTGGCCATTCGTAAGCCCGAGCCTCAAACTTCTTAACCAGCCTCCGCAGGCTGGCAACCGGCACGGAGCGGGGTGGTTTTGGGTTCACTCCGCCGCGCTCTGTTGCTGTTCCTGATTCCGCTCTCGCAATTCGACGCGCACCTTGAAGCTGTCGGCCACCACGATGACCATGCGAGGGCGCGGAGCTTGCGGCGCCGGTTGCTTGGTGCTGCGCCGGTTTCGGTCCTGTAGCTGTGGTTCTTCTGTCTTCACGCATAAGATTTACCATGTTTCTTGCGGCGCTTCAAGTGGGGTGTTTTCCGGGCGATGAGCCATAGCTGCCATGCTGCGGAGTCCACGGTGGGTGTGGATAGCGCGCCAATGTCATTGCGAGCCTGGCGCCATGTTTTGTGGAATAGAGCGGATTCGCGTTGCAGCTTGGTATCCAGCTTCTTGAAGTCGGTGCTCACGATGTCACCTCCGGAAATTGTCGCACTCGCAAATCCTTCGGCCATTCGATTTGGTCGCCGCCTTTTGAATGTTTTAGGCCGTGGAGCCAAACAACCTCACCCTTCATTGGCTCAACCTTTACCTCCACTTCGGTCTTTATGCTTCCCTGCGGCCAATGCTGACCGGGACCGGTGATTCCATGAGACACAACCTGACTTCCTAGTTGCTTCACAAAGCACGGTACCGCCGCACTCTTGCACTGCTCCACGATGCTGCGAATCCACTCGATGTTGCATGGCCTCGCCTTGGGGCCGCTCTCGCCGCCAATTATGGTCCAAGCGATCAACTGGGTTGGGTTCTTGCAAATGTGATGATCCATGTGTCTCTGCATGTCGGCCTTTGAGTATCCGCAAGACCCGCAACGCAAGCCTGTTAATTCGACCGGCCCAAGCAACGGCTCGACGCTCAGGAACCTTACCCGCGCCGGTATCTTGAGCAGTTCCGGTATCCGCTCATCCGCACGCTTCTGATCCTCGATGCTGGTGCCGATCCAGACATTTGCTGGCGGCGTGCCGTTGAGCCATGCTTCCACCATCTTCGCCGCCGCAAACCTGCCGTCTGTCACAACGCCATGCGTCATGCAGCAGGTCAACGCCCGCGCCAGTTGCGGTTTCCAATTCTCCGGTCGCTTGGTCAGCAGCAGCCAATCGAGATTCGGCGTCTTGTTAATCAGATTTAGAAAGTCCGCCAGCCATTCAATCGGCACCTCGGCGTCAAGCCAGTCGCACAGGCTCGGGAACACGCGGTGCCTGTAGTCCGGGTGCGCCTCAACTTCTGTGTTCCAGCGCAGTGGCTTGGACCAGTTCGCCTTGGCAGTCCTGCGTCTTGGCGCTCCCTTACCCCAGTTTACTCCGCCAGCGAATCGCAGGTTGCGTGCCTCCGCGTAGCAGTGCGCGCAGCCGGGTGAGACTTTGGTGCAACCTTCCCACGGATTCCACGTCGCATGCGCCCATTCTATCTTGGTGCTATCACTCATGCCGCCTCCCTCTGTTGCTCTTCCGATTCCAGCACTGCGGCTCTACCGAGCGCCGCGAAGCTGGTTGCGGGTGCGACATTCATTGCCTTGAGCCGTAGCCTCCTGGCTTTGTTATAGTTTCGGTGCCGGAGCAGTATCTCGTCGCGGTGCTCCCTCTCGTATCGCTCCCGATACTCGGCGTCGCGAGCCAGCCGCTCGTCGAAAAACAGTTCGGCTCTTTGCCGGTTAATCATCTTTTCGATCATCAGGCCGATTCCCTTGAGTGCTTCCCGGCAGCTCGGGCATGACCAGCCGCTGCTGTCCTTTTTGTCTCCGTAGCTGCCGCAGTCGCAGTGGTGTGGTGGGACGATGGGAGCGGTCAAAGTGGTGGCGCTCATGGCTGGCCTCCTTCCCAAAGCCCCAGCGTCCTCAAGAACGCTTCGGCGCGTTGCGCGGCGGTGGCGTTGGCCACGTCCCAAATTACCTTTACAACGCCGGGGTTGTTATTGAGCGATTCAATCGGCGTGTCTTGGAACAGGACACCAAGCAAATGATAGGTGAAAGCCGTCCGCTGCTCATCCGTGAGAGTCGCCTGAGCCTTCGCCACGGCTCCGAGGTCTGCGACGTAGTTGGGGACTGGCTCGTATGCTTGATCGTCTTGTGGCTTGTCTTTATCTCGCGGCGGTGTTCCATGCAATGTTTCGGGACCGCCAAGCAACTGTTTGCCGCTGGCTATGTGCCGATACATGCCAAACCTCGACCACCCGCACGCCTTGGCAATCGCCACGTTCTGCGCCTTGGGTGTCATCCATGTCCTCCGTTTCTGCAATGGTTGAAGAATTCCGCCCTGACCGCCGGCGCCTTAAATACGCCAAGCAAACAGCTTGTCACCATTTCGCTCTGTTGCTTCCGCACACCGCGGCATGCCATGCAGAGATGTTTGGCGATGATGGTTACTCCCACCCCTCGCGGATTCAGGTGCTGCCGCATTGCCTCCGCGATCTCCTGCGTCATCTTCTCCTGAATCTGCAACCGCCGCGCAAAGCAATCCACCAGCCGCCCCATTTTCGAGAGGCCGACCACCCGCGTCCGAGGAACATAAGCGACATGCGCCACACCGAGGAATGGTAATAGATGATGCTCACACACCGACACGAATTCCATATTTCGGCACACCACCATTTCATCGTATCCGGCTCCATCGAAGTCGGTGGCGAGGATGGTTGCCGGGTCTTGGCCGTAACCCTGGGTTAGTTCGTCCCATGCCTTGACCACGCGCCGGGGGGTTTCCTTGAGCCCTTCCCGGTCAGGGTCTTCCCCGATGTAGGAGAGCAGGGTGCGGACGGCGGTGGTTGCTTCTGCTTCGGTGGCGGGTTCCGTAGCCCGGTTGAGCACATGTCCCATCACCACCGCCAGAATCCCGCTTTTTCTGCGCTCTGGGGTGCGTTCTACGGCTTTGGGAGCCTTTTTGGCATGTTGACCCATATTTTGCCTTTGGATTGATTTGAGGCGGGTTTCTGCGCGATGTAGCTGGGTCATACGCCGCGCCTTGCTCCCCAGATGAGCGCGTGAACCCTCATGCAGAGGTTAAAGCCGTGTTTTTTGCATTCCTCAGCGACCCACGTAGCTTTATCCAGCACTTCATCCCGGGTCCTCCCCTCCGGCATGAGCCAGACCTTGCCCAACGGAAGTTCATGCGCCTCGGCCAGCATGAGGACATCGTCCACATCACCCGGTTTAGTCACCACGAATTTATATTGCACGTCATTGCCGTAGCGTTGCGCCTGTTGCCAGAACGCCGGCATGGTCGCCGGGCGTAGGTTGCGGAGATGCATGGCCGCTTCCTTGCCTTGGGTTTTTTGGGTCGGTGTCGAGCTGGCCAGCTTTGGACTCACGCTCCAAAGATTCGGAGCCACGTGCGGGTCGAACCGGGTGCCGTTGGTTTCAATGGTGACTATGTGACCCTGCATCACCAGCTCGTGACAGAGGTTGCCAATCTCTTCCGGGAACATCATTGGTTCCCCGCCGGTGATGACCACATGCTTGACCCCGGCCACGGCCGCCTGATTCACCAACGCCTCAACCATCTCCTTTTTCCCTTCCGGTTTCCAGCTGGTGTATGGAGTATCGCACCACCAGCAGCGAAGGTTGCAACCGCTGGTGCGGATGAAGAATGAAGGGACGCCGGTGAACTTACCTTCACCCTGGATGGATTTGAATGTCTC